ACAATCTGTCTGTAACTGAAAAAGAAATTGGTGGTATACCAAACTCTAGTGAAGATATAAAGCAAGCACACGCATCAGCTATTGAGTCTTATATAGAAGACCATGTTGGACTTTTAGAAACCGGTTATGGTAATATGTACTTTAATAAAACTTTAAACGACTGGGCAAGATTTAATGTTAATGATAGAACAAAGCATGATGCTTCTATTAGTTCAGGATTAGCAATAATGGCGTGTAATAAACATAGGTATGTTCCATCTAATCCATTGGTTAGAGAAGTTCATAATTTAGGAATTAAAAAATACGATAATACAGGAGCTTCATCAAAAATACATAATTAATGAACATATATACAAATACAAATAGTGCATTTCCAAGTCAAGTTGTAAGTGATGGCGAAAAAGCTTCTGAAGAATATGGCTTGCAAGTTTCAAGAGCTATAGAGCAGGAATGGTTTGACCAAAGCAGAACTACTCAGAATAGATATGTATCTAACTGGAATAACTTTCATCAATTAAGATTATACGCAAGAGGAGAACAATCTGTACAGAAATATAAAGATGAATTAGCAGTTAATGGTGATTTATCTTATTTAAACTTAGATTGGAAACCTGTACCGGTAATCTCTAAGTTTGTAGATATTGTAGTAAACGGCATGTCTCAAAAGACTTATGATATTAAGGCGTATGCTCAAGATCAGGATTCATTAAAAGAAAGAACTGCTTATGCTCAATCTATCCTTAGAGACATGTACTCTCAGGACTTAATTACTAAAGCTAAAGAAGCAATCGGTCAAGACTTTTCAGCATCTCCCCTTCCTCAATCTGAATTACCAGAAACAAAAGAAGAATTAGACTTACACATGCAACTGTCTTATAAACAGTCTATTGAGATTGCAGAAGAAGAAGCAATTAACAATGTACTGGATGCAAACAAATGGGATTTAACTAGAAGAAGATTAAATTACGATTTGACAGTGCTAGGTATTGCTTGTGTTAAAACAAACTTTAATGTTGCTGAAGGTATTAGAACTGAGTATGTGGATCCTGCTTACTTAGTATACTCATATACTGAAGACCCTAACTTTGATGATATATATTATGTAGGCGAGGTTAAAGCAGTTACTATCCCTGAGTTGAAAAAACAATTTCCAGCATTAACGGAAGATGAATTGTATAAGATACAACAGATGCCGGGCAATAGACAGTATATAACTGGATGGGGTAATTACGATGAGAATACGGTTCAAGTGATGTATTTTGAATACAAAACATATATGAACCAAGTATTTAAAATAAAATATGGTGAAAACGGATTAGAGAAAGCTATTGAAAAAACAGATGAGTTTAATCCGCCAAAGAATGATAACTTTGAAAGAGTATCTAGAACCATTGAGGTATTATATACTGGAGCAAAGATATTAGGTACAAATAAAATGATTGAATGGAAATTGTCAGAACACATGACAAGACCATACGCAGATACTACAAAAGTAGAAATGAATTATATCATTACTGCACCTAGAATGTATAAAGGTAGAATTGATTCTACTGTTAATAAGATTACGGGGTTTGCAGATATGATTCAGTTGACGCATCTTAAGTTACAACAGGTGATGGCTAAGATAGTGCCTGATGGTGTATTTATTGATGTTGATGGATTAGCTGAGGTTGATTTAGGTAATGGCACAAACTATAATCCTGCGGAAGCATTAAATATGTATTTCCAAACAGGTAGTATTGTTGGTAGATCATTAACGCAAGATGGTAATATGAATGCTGGCAAAGTGCCTATTCAAGAGTTATCAAGTTCTTCAGGACAAGCCAAAATAGCAGCATTGATACAAACATATCAGTACTATTTACAATTGATAAGAGATGTCACCGGACTCAACGAGGCAAGAGATGGCAGTATGGCAGATAAAGATACATTAGTAGGATTACAAAAGATGGCCGCTAACGCATCAAATACTGCAACTAAACACATATTACAGTCTAGTATGTTTTTAACTCTTAGAACGTGCGAAAACATCTCATTAAGAATTGCGGATTGCTTAGACTTTCCATTGACTGCTAAGGTATTACAACAAAGTATAACTACATATAATGCGGCAACTCTAGAAGAGATTAAAAACTTGAACCTTCATGACTTTGGTATCTACTTAGAATTAGAGCCAGATGATGAAGATAAAGCAATGTTAGAACAAAATATCCAAGTTGCTTTACAAAGCGGAGGAATAGACTTAGACGATGCTATTGATGTGCGCCAAATACGCAATCTTAAATTAGCAAATCAAATGCTAAAATTAAGAAAGTCTAAGAAACAAAAAGCAATGCAAGATGCCCAGATGCAAAACATCCAAGCACAAGCACAAGCAAACCAACAGACTGCACAACAAGCAGCATTATTTGAAGTGCAGAAACAACAAGCTTTAACGCAAGAAACCATAAACATAGAAAGGGCTAAGTCTCAGTTTGATATACAAAAGATGCAAATGGAAATGCAACTTAAACAGCAAGCAATGGAGCAACAGTTCCAATACGATATGCAATTGGCTCAATTACATTCTCAAGTTAAAACAGAAGGATTGCAATTAGCTGAGGATAGAAAAGACAAAAGAACTAAGATTCAGGCAACCCAACAATCAGAGTTAATTGATCAAAGAAAGAATAATGCTTTACCAAAAGACTTTGAAGGAATGGATGAAAATCCGTTTGGAATGGAGGGATTCAGCCAATAGATTTATTAACCAATTTTATATTATTATATCATGTCAGAAATTATTAAACAAGAAGGAGACTTTAAAATATCTAAACCTAAAAAACCTAGGAATTTAAACAAACCAAATGAGGTTGTAAAGGTAGATTTTTCAACACCTCAGCAAGAACAAGAAGTAACAAAGGTTGTTATACCAAACTTAGAACAAGATAAAGATGCCATTCAAAAGCAAAGCACAGATGAAAGCATGTTACGCACAGGACAACCCGAAGTGGAACTGCGAGAAATGGAGCAAGGAAACCAAGGGGCCATTGAAAATGTTATTGAAGAAATCACCGGTGAAGAAGAAGTAAAGATTGCTAATATTGAAAAAGAAGTTGAAAAACTTGTTCAAGAGCAAATTAATACAGGTAAACCATTACCAGAAAACATCGAAAAACTAGTTACCTTCATGGAAGAGACTGGTGGTACTGTTGAAGATTATGTACGTTTAAATACAGATTATTCTTCAGTAAATAATGAAGCATTATTAAAAGAATATTATAGAAAGTCAAGGCCGCATTTAGATTCTGAAGAGATTGAATTCTTAATGGAAGATAGATTTAGTTATGATGAAGATGAAGATGAAGAGCGAGACATCAAAAAGAAAAAACTCGCATTTAAAGAAGAGGTTGCAAAAGCTAGGAATTTCTTAGATGAACTTAAAGGAAAATATTACGACGAAATCAAGTTGAGACCCGGCGTATCCAAAGAACAAAAAGAAGCTTCTGACTTTTTTAATCGATATAAGAAGAATGAAGAAGAGTCACAAATGCGACACGAACGTTTCAAACAAGAAACTAAAAGTTTATTTAACAACGAATTCAAAGGTTTTGAATATAATGTTGGAGATAAAAGATTTAGATATACCGTACAAAACAACGAGCAGGTCGCAGAGAAACAATCAGACATTAATAATTTCATCGGGAAGTTCCTGGATAAAGAAGGAAATATTAATGATTCTAAAAGTTATCATAAAGCTCTATATACTGCAATGAACTCTGATAAGATTGCTGAACACTTTTACGAACAAGGAAAAGCAGATGCGATTAAAGAGGTAGTTACTAATTCTAAAAATCCAGGAATAACACAGCCAAGACAAACGTCAGGAGAAGTGTTTATTAATGGATTAAAGGTTAAGTCTATAAGCGGTATGGATTCTTCTAAATTAAGAATACAAACAAAAAAATTTTAACAATTAAAAATTAAGAATTTATGTCAAATGTGACTCCGCAATTCGGTTCAATTAAACCGAGTCAAAAACAACAAGCATTAGAGACAAATTATTTAAACTTCGCTAACGGAAGTGGTAATGACTTTGCTCAACAATATTTACCTGAAATCTACGAAGCTGAAGTAGAACGTTACGGGAACAGAACTCTTTCTGGATTCTTACGTATGGTTGGGGCTGAAATGCCAATGTCCTCTGATCAGGTTATTTGGTCTGAACAAAACAGATTACACATTGCTTATAATGATGTTACTGCTGCTACCGCAACTACTTTAACTTTTACCACTGGTGGTACAGGTAAAAACTTTGTTGCAAATGCTATTTCTCCGGGACAAACTTTAGTAGTTATGGATCCTTCAACTGGTAAAGAATTGAAAGTACTTGTTACTGCTTCTGTTACTGTTTCTACTACTGCTACAATTACTGTTGCAACTTATACTCAAGCTAGTTTATTTTCTGGTACTGTAGTATGGAGTGCTACTAATACAAACCTTAAAATCTTTGTATACGGTTCTGAGTTTAAAAAAGGTACTACAGATGCATCAATCAATGCAGTAACCCCTTCTTTCACTCAATTTAACAACTCTCCTATTATCATTAAAGAAAGATACCAAATCTCTGGTTCTGATACTGCTCAGATTGGATGGGTTGAAATCGCTACTGAAGATGGTGCTGGTGGATTCTTGTGGTATTTGAAAGCAGAGTCTGAAACAAGATTACGTTTTGAAGATTACTTGGAAATGTCTGTAATTGAAGGTGAATTAGCAGCTGCTAGTTCTGGCGTTGCTAATATTGCCGCTACAGGTGATGGAGCAGTTTACAAAGGCACACAAGGTCTTTTTGCTGCTATTAAAGATAGAGGAAATGTTGTAAATAACTTTACCGCTGCTTCTGGATTAGGTGATTTTGATTCTATCTTGAAAAACTTAGATACTCAAGGAGCTATTGAAGAAAACATGTTCTTCTTGAACCGTGCTACTTCACTTGATTTTGATGATATGTTAGCTTCTTTATCAGCTGGTGCTAATGGTGGTGTTGCTTATGGTTTGTTTGAAAATTCAGAGCAAATGGCCTTGAACTTAGGTTTCTCTGGTTTCCGTCGTGGATCTTACGATTTCTACAAAACTGACTGGAAATATTTGAATGATGCTTCTACTCGTGG